GATGGCGATTCTCCAGTAGACGCGGCCGCGCGCATGGAAGAATACCACGCGACTCTAAACAAGTCACTCGCAAATGGTGTTAGCACCCCAGGACAAACTCCTGTGGCTGACCCTGTTGCCGCAATGGAACAACTCGCTATCAGCAAGTCTTTGACTGCTGAAGCCTCAGCAAGCCTTCAATCTGCTCTAAGCGCACAGCGCCTAGCCATGCAGGATATTCAGAAGGACATTACCCTTACAAGCCCACTTAGCACATCCTTCGCGGCATTTGACCTCGAAGCACCATCTAAGTTGCTTACACCACGCCCAACTCCACTCCGTAACCGCATTCCTCGTAAAAAGGGTGTCGGCACCTCACACCGCGTAAAGCGCATTACTGGCTACACAGGTACAGGTACAGGCGGACAAGGACAGATTTGGCCTGGTATTACAGAGTCCACAACAACCACATTTGGTTCAATTAACTACGAGCGCGGTCCTAAGATTTCTTACACCGCAGATGACCTCGTATTGCCATACAACTCATACTCACTATCTGACAGCGTTTCGTTTGACGCCAACTTCTCAGGACTTGGATACCAAGACCTACGCCAGTTGTCTTCAACTTCAACACTATACGCAACAATGTTGATGGAAGAAAGAATGATGTTGATGGCTCGCGGAACCGCTTCAGGTTACTCAGGCGCACTCTCAGCACCAACATTCACACTCGCTTCACCAGTAGCAGGAGCAGGTCAAACCGCTCTCGCCGCAACAACTTACTATGTAAATGTAACCGCAGACGCAGGTATTTCTGCTAATGGTTTCGGAGAGTCAATTCTCGGAACAGAAGCAAGCACCGCAGTTGCCTCAGGCGATGTTCTAACTATTACAGTAGGAACAGCAGTTACAGGCGCACTTGGATACAACATTTATGTTGGAACCACAACTGGTGCGGCTAACTTGAAGTATCAGGGAACCCTAAAGGGAACTGGTACATTCACAATTCAGGGTGCTGGCGCAGTCGTAACTGGCAATAACGCCGCATTCACAACCTCAGGAGCCGCCGCAACTCGCGCATCCGCAGATACTTCTGCCTATGCGACAGGTTATGACGGAATCCTTCCAACTGTTCTCGGTCCAAACAGCGGCGCTATTAACGCAATTAACAGCGCATTCAGCACCTCTAACCCAGGCGTTGAATTCCAGGCTGTATTCGCAGACCTATACGAAGCAGTTAAGGCTGACCCTGATTTGGTATTGCTCAACGGAAATGACCGCAAGCAACTATCAGACGCAATTAAGAGCGGCTCAACCGCTAACTATCGCCTCGTAATCAACGACCCAGGCGCAGGTGGAACTACTTATGGTTCTATCGTGACTGGTCTTCAGAACGAAGTGACTGGTAAGGCAGTTGATTTGATGGTACACCCATGGTTGAACCAGGGCGTAGCACCAGTCCTCTCCTTCACTCTCCCAATTCCTGATACTGAAGTATCAGATGTTTGGGCGAACTTCATGGTTCAGGACTACATGGGTATCCAATGGCCTGTAACCCAGTTTGCGTACGAATTCTCCACATACTTCCGTGGAACATTCTTCTGCACCGCTCCTGCTTGGAATGGCGCAGTATCAGGTATCGTAAACGCATAAATAACTAAATAGATTCGGGGGGTGTGGGCTTTAAAACCCCGCCCCCCTTATCATTAGGAAGGAGCATAAAATGGCAAGACTTGTAGCACCCGATAAAGGCGTTAAAGAAACAGTTATCGGCGGCAAGACATACAACCCTGACCGCGGCGGCATTTACAATGTTGAAAGCAAGCGTCATCAGGAACTTATGAAAAAAGAAGGCTATTTTGAGGCATCACTAAATCCTTATTCTCATGGCGACCACGGCAGAGGATTTACTTGCGTAGAATGTGGCTTTGATGGTTGGTTTCGCAAGTGTGGAAGGTGCGGTCACGAAGCCGAAACCCCAGTTATGCGAGATGGAGAATAAATGGCTACGGGTATTACCAGTCTGACCTTTGAGGAAAACCCCTACATCACAGTAGCGGAATACAAGACCGCGCCAACAGCCTTACAAACTTCTAACCTAGTTGTAGGCGGCAACGAGGCGGCGCAAGACGCAGAACTCGCTCGTCTTATCCTCAGGGCTTCGTCATTTATGGATGAATACCTAAACCAAAATCTAGTAGCCAACCTGATTACAGAAACACAACGGGTTCGCATGACCCCGCAAGGTTACATTTCGTTACATCCGAACAATAACCCTGTTATCTCGCTCAATAGTTTTCAGTATGGAACAGACCCAAACAACCTTCAGACTTTAACTGACCCATCAACGGCTTGGTTTGAGAACTCGCAAGTGATTATCCCCTTGTCGCAACTCTCAACCACATACTCTAGCCAGGGTCCGTTAGCATTTGGCGGCGCGGCTTCCCCATACACACAGATATTTACTAAGTATTCGTATGTTGCTGGCTTCGCTAATACCCTGACTGGCACAGTATCCGCGGCGGCAACTAGCCTGACTGTTGTAGATGGCACAGGCATTGTCGCAGGACAGAAATACAGAATCCTGGACGGCGCAAAGACAGAAACAGTAGAGGTCGCAAGCAATTATGTTTATGGCTCTACAACTGTGCCGCTAGTTTCTCCCCTCGCATTCGGTCACACAGGGGCAGTATTCAGCAATATGCCAAACGCTCTAAAGCAAGCATGTATCTTAATCACAAGCGCTTTCCTCAAAGTTCGCGGCGATGGTTCTATGATGATGAGCATGACTCAGCGCCCAGTAGGGCAGGTTCAAGGCTCAGATTTATACGGCTCAAACATCAAAATCGCTCTTGACATGATAGACAAGTATCGAAGGGTTCGCTAATGGCAGGGCGCGTAGGCGTAAGAGATACCCTATTCAAGTGGCTTCTTAATGGCAACATTAAGCACCTAAATCAGATATTTACTTCATTTCCAAAGCAGATTAACTTTGAAATAAATGCTGTCGCTGGTGAAATGTCGCGGGCGGCGGTAGTTATCTTCATACAAAGCGAGCGCGAAAGCCGTATCGCAGTAGGTGGTCCACACAGCGGTTGGAAGCGGATAGATTACACAGTAGTCCTTCAAGTCTTTCATCACTCACTAGAACCAAACGCTGAAGCGGCGATGGCAGACTTTGATGTTTTAATAGACAGCATAAAAGAACGACTACGAGAAGACCATAACTTTGGAGATTCCACAGGAACGCTTGTGTGGCAGGGTGCTGAACCCGCTATCAACGCTCTTTATGGAGAACCAAACACATCTGATTTAGGCGCTACGGAAACCTTCGCTTCGCTAGAATTTGATGTTACGGAGATGATTCAAGCCTAAGGAGCATGATGAAACTAACCTATAATGGAACAGAAGAAAAAGTGTTCCCTACTCTTGGGGTCACTCTTAAACCAGGTGATGTCTTAGACGCGCCTGAAGGTTTTAGCCACCCTGACTTTACAACAGGTGGCGCGGCAAAACCAGCACCACAACCAACATCAACCCCGTCTGCCGCGTCAGACAAGAAAGCAGGAGAGTGAATAAATGGCAGTCCAAAATTCCGTACGCTCTTACCTTGGTATAGCGAAAGAAGCAACTAAGGGAACAGCCGTTGCCCCAACAGACTTTATCCCAGTAATGGTAGATAGTCTAAAGCCAGTAGATATTATTGACCCGCTCTACGACACAGGGCTACGCGGTTCAATGGTTACGAACTACAACTACATTCCTGGTCGTACCCGCTCTACATTTGATTTCGGTGGACATGTCTTCGCAGACACTATCGGTTATCCCATCTCAGGAATTATGGGTGCAGTCGCGACAGCAGGAGCGAGCGCGCCATACACCCACACAGTTTCGTTGCTTAATGCTTCGGCAACTGGCGCAGATTCACAGCCAATTTCTTACACATTGACCGACTTCTATGCGGCAAATGTTCGTTCGTATGCTGGTATCCAAATCCATGACTTCTCTTTGAAGTTTAATGCTGATGGCATGCTCGAATACGATGCTAAGGGAACTGGTTGGGCTTCCGCAACAGTAAGCACACCAACCCCAGCATTCTCTACTGTTCTCCCAACCCCAGTATGGCGCGGCACAGTATCTATTGGCGGTAGCGCAGTTTCATACGCTATTGAAGGAAACATTGACATTAAGCGCAATGTAACTCCTATTTATGGCATTTCAGGCACACAAAATCCTTATCAGATTTTCGTAGGTGGCTTGGAAGTCACAGGCAAGTTGAACTTCGTAATGGAGAACGACACCGAACTCACCCGCTTCCTCACAAACACTCAACCAGCACTTGTCCTTAACTGGGCTTATGGCGCTGGCGCGAGCGCAGTCCAACTACAAGCAACCATCACAAAGGGTGCGTATGTTGCGGCGGCTATTGAGCGCGGTAATGACTTCGTAACTGTATCCGTAGATATTAACGGACAGGCAAATACAACAGACGCAGGTTCTAGCGGTGGCTTCGCCCCTATCAAGTGGGTATTACAGAACGCCAAGGCTTCAGGAACTTACGCCTAATAGTTTGAGAGTAGGGGTGTTGGTTGAGCGCTCGCCTTCCCGCTCCCGCACCCCTACTCCTTCAATGCTAGGATATTGGAAGGCAACTAGGAAAGGCACACATGACAAAGAAAATAACACTCCCGTCAGGGGCTTCAGTAACTCTCCGCGACCCTAAATCATTCCGTGTAAAAGACCGCAAGCGTTTGATGAGAGCGGTAGATAACACAGAGGGCGGCGAACTAACAAGGGCTATGGCTCTAAGTGACGCTCTAATCGCCATGCTTATTGAGGACTGGTCTTTTGACCTCATCATTCCATCTGTTAAGGCAGACACCCTTGACGAATTAGAGATGGCTGACTATGACTTCCTTATGGAGCAAACAAAAGAAGCGCAGAAGTTCTTGTATCCAAATCTGAAAGAAGATGACGAGAACATCAACGACCCAAAAGCGAATACCGAAAACTCCAACGCTTAAAGTGGATGTTAGAGGGCGGGGCTAGATACCCCGACTTTGAATATCCTGATGAAGAGTATTACTACTATGCTATGGCGGAGCGTTTCGGTTGGACGCCTGAACAAGTAGATAATTTACCTGCTTATACAGCGGACTGGATGTTAGCCATAGGCGCTACCATTGACCAAGTAAAAGCGGAGAAAATGGAGCAGTAATGGCAGTCGTAATCATCCGTAATCTTTCTCAGGTTATGGCTGGTTGGGATAAGTTTGAGCAGAACATGGAGTTCGCCGCCGAATACGCGGTTGCTATGGCTGGTCTAGCCGTTGAACGCCAAGCAAAAATAAATGCTAATACTGGAACACACAAGCGCGGCGAAGGACACATTCCTGGAACTGGTCCTGGACCAAATGTGGTTACAGGAAATCTGCGCCGCAGTATTCGCACAGATGTTCGTTATGGATTCGGCAATTATGTAGCCGTTGTTGGTGCGTATGCCGAATACGCCAGGGCTGTTGAATTAGGCTCATCTCGCTGGAAATCAGGGGTAAAATACCCATACCTAGGACCAGCCGCGGATACGCTTAGAAAGAATGGTGTGTTAAACCGCACCTTCACACAGGCGTTCGCTAGAAAAATGAGGGGGTAATTGTGGCTTCAGCACTCCCCCCAATACTTGTAGAGATTCAGGCTGATGTAGCCCAACTCAAAAAAGGTTTATCAGACGCGACCACAGCCATCAAAGGCATGGACGACAATGTAAAACAAGCCAATACTGGTATGACTAACTTTATTGGCAAACTAAAAGCGGTAGGTGCAACTCTTGGAGCAACATTCGCGGCTACTCAGATAACACAATTTGCTAAAGATACGATTATGGCGGCAAGCAACATGGCTGAGTCCGTATCTAAAGTATCGGTTGTATTCGGTGAAGGCGCGGCAGAGGTCTATAAGTTCGGCGAAACAGCCGCAGAGAAAATGGGTATCTCTAACCAGGCGGCGTTAGAAGCGGCAGGAACATACGGCAACCTCTTCCAAGCATTCGGCATGGGTCAAGGCGAAGCGCAGAAAATGTCTATGAACCTTGTCCAACTTGCTTCGGACATGGCTTCGTTTAATAACACAAGCATTGATGACGCTATCCTCGCCTTGCGTTCAGGATTATCAGGCGAAACAGAACCACTAAAGAAGTTCGGTGTGGCTCTAAATGATGTTCGCTTGCGCGCTGAGGCGGCGGCTCTCGGACTTGGAGAATATAAAGGTGTTCTGCCCCCGCTAGTTAAATCACAGGCGGCGTATTCGCTGATTATGAAGGACACAACACTAGCCCAGGGCGATTATGAAAGAACCGCTAGTGGTACAGCGAACACTATGAAGACTTTGAAGGCAAAGTTTGAAGACGCAAAGGTAGCCGTTGGTGACGCGCTTATGCCAGCGTTCCGCGGACTATTAAAAATCCTTGAACTACTTATCCCTGTTATTAAAGCCATCGGCGACTTCTTTAAGAAGTATGAAGCAGATATTAAAGCGTTTGCTATTGGCGTAGGAATTGCTACCGCCGCTTGGGGCGCTTACAAGATAGCCGTAAATCTATCCGCTATTGCTACAAAGGCTATGGCGATAGCGCAGAAGGGTTTGAACGCCGCGCTAAAGGCTAACCCTATTGGTTTGATTATTACAGCGGTAGGACTGTTGGCTGTTGGTATTAAGCGTCTATGGGATAACAGCGAAACATTCCGCAGGGTAGTTATCTCAGTAGCCAAAGCCGCACTCCAAGCATTTGCCTCAATTATCCCGATGGTCGCACAAGTCTTTGAAGCGATTATGAAAGTTGTTACTGGACCAATGCGCTTATTCCTAACCGCGCTCTCTAAACTTCCTGGCGTTGGTAAGTATGCTAAGAGCGGGCTAGACATGATTAACAAAGGTCTAGATGGTATTTCTGACTTTGGAAAGAAAGCCGCGGCGAAAGCAGACGAATTATCTAGGAAATTAGATGGCATGGCTAAATCTGCGAAGAAGGCTACTGAAATAGTAGATAAGGCTACAAAAGGCAAAGACCGCCCTAAAGCCGCAGATGTTGGAGCCGCTGAAGCCGCTAAGAAAGAAGAAGAGCGCGTCAAGAAGGTTACAAAACTAAAAGAACAACTTAAAGATGTCTATGAAGACATGAATAAAGTTATCGCTGACGCTCACGAAAAAGCGGCAGAAGCCTTAGAGCGCCGTAACGAGCGTATTGCTGACGCACACGAACGATACAACGAGCGGGTTGTAGAACTAAATGAACGATACAAAGAACAACTAGCGGAAGCCGATGAACGCTATCAAGAGCGCCGCCAGGATTTAACTGACCGCTATAACGAGGTTGTTGCCGAAGCAGAAAAGCGTCACCGCGAAGAAGTCGCTGAGGCTAATAAGCGTTACAACGAAGCCAAAGAGAATGCGCACAAGAAGAATGCGGATACTCTTATTAAGATTAGTAAAGATTACGCCCGCAAAGAAACTGAACTACAAAAAACACTTCAGGAGAAAATTGCGGACTTAAAGGCGAAGGCTGTTGAAAAAGCCGCAGATTTAACCGCTAAGGCGGCTGAAAAGCAAGCGGGAATCATTCAACAGTCTATTGCCCGTTTGACTGGCGCATTTGCCTCAGGAACGGCTGTTAGCCTGGGTGATTTATTCAAGAAAGGCAAAGAAACTAATCTCGTTGCCTCATTCAAGAAACAACTAGATGATGTTAAGGCTCTTCAAAGCGCGGCTGGCGAACTTGCTGGTTCGGGATACTCACAAACATTTATTGAGCAGATAGTTAAGGCTGGTCCTGAGGCTGGACTTGCCATGATGGCACAACTCCGTGAACTCAGCCCTGAACAACAAGATGAATTAAAGAAGACATACGAAGCC